GAAGAATACAGAGACAATGACTTTACTGGTAAAGATATTTGTCGCAAAAGAGATATAAAGTTACATTTCAACAAAAGAGATCATCGTTTTAGTTCGAGTGATCTTAGGAGGAGAGTTTGTGAAAAGAGATCCTAAAAAAGGAACAGGTAAAAAACCAAAAGGATCAGGCAGACGATTATATACAGATGAAAATCCAAAAGACACTGTTCGCATTAAATTTGCTACTCCGACTGATGCGAGAAAAACTGTGTCGAAAGTCAAAAAAGTCAAAAAGCCCTTCGCCCGCAAAATTCAAATCCTTACTGTAGCTGAACAAAGAGCAAAGGTTATGGGAAAAAATAAAGTGGCTTCTATATTTAAAAGTGGTAAAAATAGTATAAGGAAAAAACATGGCAAAAAAAGGACTTAGAGCTTGGGTAAAAGAAAATTGGGTTGATATAGCTAATCCAAGATCAGATGGTTCCTTTCCTAAATGTGGTAGAAGTGGCGGGGAGAAAAGAAAAAAATATCCTAAGTGTGTCCCCATAGCAAAAGCTAGAGCCATGAGTAAAGGTCAACGTGCAGGAGCAGTTAGAAGAAAACAAGCAAAAGCTAACACTGGTCCTACACCTTCAAGAGCAGCAACATTTGCCAAGAAAAAAACAAGCAGAAAAAATAAAAGATGATGTAATTCAATGGTCTAAGCATGTCTTAGAACCAATGAATAAACATCTCGGATTTCCAGCATGTCCTTTTGCGGCTAAATGGAGAAGAGATAATAAGCTACGAATTGAAGTTCGTATGGACAAATCTAAGTATGAAAAACAACTAACAACCGTTCTAAAATCTTGGAATAAAAAACAACACGATATAATTATATATTGCGATCCTTTTTGGAACCAATACTCTCCTGAACAGTTTGGAGAAAAAATAGATTTCTATAATAAGCTATACAATAAAAGGGATGTGTATTTTATGGGTTTTCACCCTGAAGTGCCTGCCAATGAAGACGAACATGAATTTTTAGTGGAGCCCACAGATAATTGTGAGTATCACTCTGACTTAGCATATTCAATGATGCTAATACAAAAATTCAAGCAGCTATACGATGCAAGTTGCAAACTACATAAGATAGGTTATTATAAGAAATGGCCAGCTGAGTACTATGACGAGGTCGTAAAAACTCGGCAAGACAAATACGAACAACTTTTTAAAAAGGAGCGAAAATGAGAGCTAAAAAATCAATAGTCAATAAGATGCGTGGCGGCGGTAAAGTTATGCCTATGAAGGGCGGCGGTCGAGCAAAAAAATCTGTCAAAAAAGGCAAGAAGAAATCTGTCGTTAAGAAAAAACGAGGATAATTTTGAATGGCCACATCTGGAACAACAACTTTTAATTTAGAGCTTGATGACATCATACAAGATGCGTATGAAAGGTGTGGCCTATCAGGAACAAGGACTGGTTATCAATTACAGTCTGCAAGAAGAAGCCTAAATCTTTTATTGTCTGAGTGGGGCAATAGAGGTGTTCACATTTGGAAAGTAGAAAACCATAGTCAAAATTTAACAGCGGGAACAACCACGTACACAGCTCCTTCAGATGCTAGCGATGTTTTAGAAATGGTTTTTAGAAACGGCGATACTGATACCACTATGACAAAAATTTCAAGATCAGAGTATCAAGCTATACCAAACAAAAGTTCTCAAGGTCAACCGACACAATATTTTATTCAAAGAAATTTATCTAACGTTCAAATCAATTTATATTTAACTCCTAACACTACAGACACTCAAATTAATTATTATTATTTAGGAAGAATTGAAGATGCGGGAGCTTATACAAATACTCCTGATGCTCCCTATAGATTTTTACCCTGCATGGTTTCAGGTCTTGCTTATTTCTTATCACAAAAAATATCACCTGAAAGAACACAGGCTCTAAAATTGTATTATGAAGATGAAATGCAAAGAGCTCTAACTGAAGACAGTCAATCAACCTCTGTTCATATTGTTCCTCAAAATTATTTTATAGGTAGTTAATATGGGTAACTTTGCTACTGGTAAACATGCCATAGCGATTTGTGATCGTTGTGGTCAACAATATAAATTTCATAGATTAAAAAAAGAGTGGAACGGACTATATGTCTGTCCTGAATGTTACGAGCCTAAACATCCACAACTTGATCCACCTCATCATAAAGCCGATGCTCAGGCGTTGCCTTGGTCAAGGCCTGCAAGACAAGAACCAATGACGGTTTTTGTTGGAGCTCCAGGCGATTCTGCTTTTGAATCAGACGGAATGCAACCAGCACCACAAAGCTCAGAGTTGATTATTGGATCAAGTATTGGTACAGTGACTGTGGTGATATCATGAATTATTCTGAACTTTTAGATAATGTAAGAAACTACACAGAGGTAACCTCTGACGTTTTATCCAATTCTGTAATTAACGTATTCATAACAAATATCGAAAACAAGATTGATAGAGCTATAGACGGAGATTATCAAAGAAGATTTGCTACTACTACTTTTGAAGCTAATAATGCTTTCTTAGATGTTTCTGGTCCTGAGGGAGGTTTTAGATTTGCAAGAGCTTTGCAACTCGTAGAAACAGACGGAACACGAACTTGGTTAGAACAAAAAGATACCACCTTTATGGATGAGTATTCTCCAGAAAGATCAACAACAGATACCAATTTTACAGGTAAGCCAAAATATTGGGGTAACTGGGACGCAACTACTTTAATTGTAGCTCCCACTCCAAACCTGGCCTACACAGTTGAAATGTGGTATCAAGAGACTCCTGAAAGACTTGGTAACGGTTCGGGTAGCACTAGCACAACAACTTTCATATCTAATAATGCACCAGAGGTTCTTTTATATGGAACTTTGGCAGAAACTTTTTCTTACTTGAAAAATGCACAGGATATGCAAATATACGAACAGAAGTTCCAAGGCGCTCTAAGCGAATTTGCTCAAGAGCAAATGGGACGTAAACGTAGAGACGAGTATGTAGACGGTGTCTTACGACTCCCTCTAAGATCAGTAGACCCAGGAGGTAAATAAACATGGCAATAAATCAAGCAGTCTGTGCTTCATTTAAACAAGAGTTATTAGCGGGCGATCATGATATTGATGGAGATACTATCAATCTTGCTCTCTACACAAGCTCTGCATCTTTAGATGGAAACACAACAGCATACACAACTTCAAACGAAGTTGGTGCATCAGGAACATACGCAGCAGGTGGTGCAACTTTAACAGGTGCAACTATCGGTTTAACAGCAACAAGCCCAACAGCTTCAACAGCATTCGTTGACTTTGCAAACGCAAGCTTCACTTCAGCAACTATTTCTGCTCAAGCAGCTTTAATTTACAATAGATCATCAGCGAACGTAAACGCAGCTATTTGTGTTCTTGATTTCGGTAGTGTAAAGACATCAACAAACGGTACATTCACAATCGCATTTCCAACCAACGATGCTTCAAGTGCTATATTAAGACTTTCATAGGAGGTCTAAATGACCACTTATACAGTCACGGTACAAAGCACCGCTGGTGGTAATAAGTATTTTATTGATGGTGTTCAACAAGCGAGTCTATCGCTCATCATCAATAATTCATTCACTTTTAATCAAGATGATGCGTCAAATGATGGACACCCTTTACAGTTAAGTGAGACATCGGACGGAACTCATAATTCTGGAACTAGGTACGATACAAACGTAGTTTATAAGGGAGACGATGCTACTGTCTCCGCCTCCGATTATATATCAAACTTTGATTCATATTCTACACGTAGTGTTACGATATCTGTTGTATCAACAACTCCTAGTCTTTTTTATTATTGTTTTTATCACTCAGGAATGGGTGGCTCTGCTGCTGTTACGAATCCCTTAGAGGGTTGGGGAAGACAAGCATGGAATGACGGATCTTGGGGTGGACCTGTCCCTGTAAGTTTGACGGGATTATCTTCCTCTTTTGCAGTAGGAACAGAAAGTGTAGAAGCAGATGCTTTAGTAGAACCTAGTGGGCTATCTATGTCCAGTGATTTGGGTACAGCAATTGGAGAAGCGACTAATGTCTATCCTGTTACAGGTGTATCTTCAACTACAACTCTTGGATCTGTAAGTATTTTAGAAGGTCACGGTGTTTTATTAGGTAGTTTGCAAATGAATTTTGCTGCAGGTGACGAAGAAGCATCTGGAACTGTCGATGCAGGTTGGGGTAGAGGTAGTTGGGGCTCTTTTGCTTGGAATGAGAATATAGA